TGTTTGCCATAATTTCCTCCTGTGTTTTTTATAATCCAAATAATTTTCTTGTTCGTTCGTTGTCATCTGTTTTAGTTGCTGTGGTTACGTTACCGTCTTTATCGGTACTATCTACAACAGTTTCAACAAATAACCCCTTCTTTTCCCCTTTGATTTTTTCTAGTAAAACACTAGGGTCTTTGATTGAACCTTCTTCGGTTAATTCTGCTACCCCTAAATATTTATCTACTAATAAATCAATGGCGTCCTTATGAGCATTATTGGTAAGTAATAATTCCTTAAGATTTGAACGCTTGGTGATGTTACCCACTTTTTGATTGGTATCGGTTTCTAGCTGTTTATACTGTGCTTCCCAGTCTGTTATTTTCTTTTCCGCTTCCTCTAAACTTGTGGCTTTACCCTTGAGCGATTCAATGCTTTTTGTTGTTTCTTCCAATTGCTCTTTTGTTAGTTTCAATGCTTCGTTCACTTCATTATATTCTTTTTTTCTCATGGCGTGTTTCGGAAACTCTTTTTTATAGTTCTCGAAAAACTCCTCCATTTTTTCTTCTTGAATATAATCCTTTGCGAATTCTTTAATCCATTCCATGTTTTCTCCTTAGCTTTTATAGTGTGCTACACTCTCGGATAATGTAGTTTATAGACATTCACGGTCTTAGTATTAATCTATTTTAGTTTTTTTACGACTAAAACAAAAACAATAACCAAAAACATTTACTTGCAACCATGATTCTGCAAAGTATTCGCCATTCTCATAGTACTTTGTAATATAGTGTTTCATTGTTACCTCCCTTTTATTTGTTTTTTCTTGCTTCTGCAATATCTTCTTCAGTCACGACATAACCCATGCTACAACGACAATTAATCGTTTCACTAGCCTTGCCACTGTCTTGATCACCAGGGTACATCAAACCATTTGAGAAAGGTTCATCATACTCGGCTGTTTTACCATTTAGATGTGAGTGACTATCACGTACCCTACTATCAGATGTGCTAATCCATTCTTTCAACAACGGTATGTCATTATCTACAGCTTCATTCATCAACTCTTGGCGGGCTTTGTTCTCCATACCTGTCGTTTCGGTTCTGACAATCCTTGTGGCGTCATTGGCGTTGGTTTCTAAATCAACCTGTACCCTTTTGCCCATATCCCTAATTGATTCCCCTTGCACTATGCTTTGTGTGATACTCATCTTTATTTTTTGTTTCACTCTTGCTTCTGAATTTTGAATTGACAATTTAGCTAATGGGTTGATTGCTGATTGGTACACTGTTTCACGATTAATAACTTCAAAACTAAAGTCTATCAATTTTTGGACTGCTTTAATCCCACCCAGTCGATTGATAAAATATACATCTGTTAAATAAGAAGATGTCTTTTGTTGCCCATTCGCTAAGACAATAGCCAAGTCGGCTTGTATCACTCGGTTTAATCTCTCCAACCTTGTCATACTGACTATCCTGCCACTCTTTAATTTGATGTTAGACATTTGTTGCATGGTTTCCATATCTAACTTTCCATACAGTCGTTCAAACTGTGCTAAGTTATTATTAATGTCTTTTAGTGCTAATTTATAAGCATTTTCTAATTCTTTGATATACGCTTTTTCTCTTTTAGATGTTAATAAGGTTTCGGCTTTAAAATCAATACGTTTTTCCATAAAACCTCCTTATTAAAGATTAAGCTCTAAATCTTGTTCTGTTTCATCTAAACTGATTGCACCACTTTCACCCTCAATACGTTTCTTTTCTTCTTCTAAGTCAACCTCATAAGGCAATAATTCCCTAATGGTTTCTGCCGAGTAGATTCCAAGTGTTTTCAATATAGTTTCAATGAATTCAGATTGGTTCATAATCATGCTACGTTCAAGTGTAAATAGATTGCTTAATGTCTTACCATCAACCATGTTGATAAAATCAATCATGTGGGTGATAAACTTTCTTATTTCATTTTCAAAGCCATCACACTTTAGATCTAAATCTGCAAACATAGCCTTGATAACTGTGTTTGTGATTGAGCTACCGCTTAGGCTTGATAAATCAACTCCCATTGAATCCTTGTAAATGTCCGTTTGTACTCTATTTAAAAATGTTTCTCTTGCTTCGACTGGTACTTTTAACTGATGTACTCCAACCTCTCCGTCATCGCCAATAGGCACAACCTTTAGTTTCTTTAGTTGTGTCATAAACTTAGATAAGTTTTTGGTATCACCACTATATCCTTTTAGTGTAAAAAACGCTTCTTGCATATCATCAATGTTATTAGCAAAATCACTGTTGATAATATCATAAATATCAATCTTAGGTTTAATCGGATAAAGGTCGGATATCTTTTCTTTGTTATTGAACAGTGGGATAAACGGTACAACTCCGAATGAGTTTTCTTCTGGTTCACCTACTTGACGACCATTAAACATCTGCTTCATTGTATAGTGCCCATACTCACTGATTTTAACTAAGCCCTTATCTTTAACCTTCTCATACCGAATAACCTTGTCAGTGTCATATACCAACCGCACGTTGTCATATTCACGTACCATTATAGCTAACTCGTTGAATTCATCATAAATAGGTGTTAGCTGTTCTGGTGGTACTGCAATAAACTTTAACTTGCCATTTTTCTTATAAGCATAAGCCCATGACTCCGCTTTTTTAGAAGTTTCGATTGCCATATCATTTAGAAACTCATCAAATGATGTTTCGAAGTATTCATCAATAGGTTCACGTTGCTTTTCATCTGACCAGTAGATACCGTTGCCAATTAAATAGTTGACCTTTTGGTCGACCAGCTTTTTAAGATGACCACTCGGTATTTTGTGATTAGCACCGAATGGATTGGATTGCACCCCAAGCCCCTCAAGATATACCTTTTTTTCTCTATCCATAATTGCGGTGTTTCTTGTGCGATAGTAATCATACCCAAATTTGAAGTATTCATAAATCTCACTTGCATATCTTTGTTCAATTTTGTTTTCTATTTCCAACCCCAATCACCTCTTTCATTTGATAACGGTTCTAATGCGTACCTTAATGCGTCTAATAAATGATTATTCATATCCACTGGTTTCGGTAGGATATTACCATCTTTATCTTCTCTCCACTTGTATGTGCTAAACTCTTTTATAGCGTTCACACAACTTGGGTGAATAATAACTTTGTAACCTTGGATAAACTTAATACCATGTGATACACTGTCTTTTCCTTTTTTAGCACCCTTAGCATTAACATCATGTCTTTTAAGGTCTGCTATGCTCTTAGGCTCAGCACTATCACACATGACTATTTCTCTACCTATTGACTGTTTTAATATTTCACTGGCTTCATCATTATGCAACTCTGTTTGATACAATTCTTCTGTGATATATATGGTTTTTCTCATTACATCAACGTGTACTCTAATGAATGCAAACGGGTCTTGACTAAAACCAAAATCGACACCATTGTAATAGTTGTCAAAGGTTGTACTATCAAATTCTTCTTTGACCCAATTTGTAAATACTAAGTTGCCTAATGAACCCCATTCACCCATTGCGTATATTCGGTAGTATTGATAATCACGATCAATCAGACCTTCTAGCTTTCTGATATAAGCGTCATCAATATAGGCATTATCTTTATACGTTGTTTTTAAAACATAACTATCTTCCATGCCTACATCAAAAAACATCTTCTTCAACCAATGTAATTCACTTATAGGGTTGAACGACATTGTTATCTGATACCCTAAATTGTTCTTCCCACGAATACGTAAATCCAACTGTTCAAAATCCTGTTCACTTATCTCATTCGCTTCTTCAACCCATATCCGATTAACCCCTACAATTGATTTAAGTTTCTCAGTATCGTCTAATCCTGATGATATAAACTTAGCACCATTTTTACACGTCAAACTTAAGTCAGTCTTGTTGGTGATAAAATAAGTAGACAACCCATACTCATTAACTAATTTAACCAGCAAATCATACATAGTATATTTTATGCTTCTGCCAGTCTTTCTAACACCTAGATATTTATACTCGCCATTATCCAACATATTCAAGATAATCTCTTGTGCTATGTAGTGTGATTTACCTGAACCCGAACCACCGAAGATTATCCTATACCTTGCCTTAGACCTCTTAGCAGGCTTATATACCTTGTTTAAGCCAATGTTAAGCACTTATTCCCAATCCACTTTAATTTTCAAATCACCGTTTAAATCAATGTCTTGTTTATCAGACTGATTAAGGTAATTCTTGCCCAAGAAGATTGCCATGCCTGTGTTAGTTTCTGCTAGTCTAAATTGGATTCTTCTAAGTGATATCTTACCTTTTTCTAAGCCCTTTTTATGAACACGAAGAAACTCGTCATCTTTCTGTAAGGTTCTAGATGATATATCTAAGAAGCTACCTATCTCCTCTTGGGTTGCCATAATAGCGCCAAGCTTCTCTACTGCTTCATAATCAATAATTTTCTTAGGTCTACCACCTGCCATGATAATGTACCTCCTTGTTTTTCTATAATTTTATCTTTCAATATAAGCCTTTTAATTAACTCTATTCATTAATAACCTTTTTCTCTCCAATATCGGTACAATAACCGTCTTTACAAATTACCTTTATTTCTTCATCTTCTTCGAAGAATACAGCTATTAAAGTCCCGTCTTTTTTGGTTACTGTTATTTGACTTACTTGTTCAAACTTCATATGTGTTCTCCTTTTTTTCTGTATAACAATGCTTATATTACATTGGTAATCATTTCAATCGCTATGTGGGCACGACAGTAAACTCAAATAAGTTTCTCTTGGCAGGGATTTGCACCCTACATGAAAATCTATCACCCTATTGATAGTCCTTTTGTGACTACAAACACAATTCTGTGTTCAGCAACCTGATTTCCTTAACAAAGTAGTGTTTACCTATTCCACCACAAGAAAAAATCTTCATATTTTAAGAAATAACTAAAATAAAAATAACGAAATTACTTAATTGGTAATCATTTAAATAGAAAGCACCCAGAACCATGTAGGTTTAGGTGCTTAATATACCCTCATCACTATGTGGGCTCGATAACACTTAATTAGTCAGAACAAGAGGATTCAAACCTCTATCATACC